GCCAGGTCATAGTTGCCGCTGGTCAGCACCAGGCCGCCCTGGTTGATACCGTACACGCCCACGTTCTCGCCTGCGTCGCGGTTCAGCCCGCCGGTCAGGATCGAACCGGCGCTGTCACCGTTCTTCAGGCCGCTGACCTGGTAGGTCAGGCTCGGGTCGGCGTCGCCATAGACCTTGGTCTTGCCGTCGGCGATCACATTGAGCAGTGCCTTGGTGATGGTCAGGTTGTTGCCCTGGTAAGCCAGGTCATAGTTACCGCTGACCAGACCCAGGCCACCCTGCTGAATCGCATAGTTGCCTACGTTTTCGCCGGATACACGAACCAGGCCGCCGCCATTGAGCACCGCGCCAGCGGTATCGCCGTTCTTCAGGCCACTGACCTGGTAGGTCAGGCTCGGATCGGCATCGCCGTAGACCTTGGTCTTGGCGTCGGCGATCACATTCAGCAGCGCCTTGGTGATGGTCAGGTTATTGCCCTGGTAGCTCAGGTCGTAGTTACCGCTGTTGAGAGAGGGTGAGAAATACCTAGGGGGAGGTGCGCGAAAAATCGAGATATAGCGGGAGGGGATGGGGAATATCGAGACGAGAGAATGAAAAGGTGTTGCCAGGGGTGAAACGAAGACCCGGCTCATTCGGCCGGGTCAAAAAGCGTCATCTGATCCTTTCGCTGCCTGCGGTGCTTCCTGACGATTTCGTAGATCAGCCCTTCTGAAATTCCGAACTCCTGGACCAGCTTGTCGGCGTTCGATCCATCGTAGCGCTGCAGGATGTGCAACTCCAGACGCTTGCGAGCCAGGTCATCCTTGACCGGGAAAACAAATGTCAAACCGGCCCAGCGCCGATGCAGCTGGAACGCCACCTCCTCCGACTCGGGCACCGCCTTCTCCCGAGGAATCCCGTTGCGCACGAACGCTTCGACGATCAGTTCGGCCAGCTCGCTGAGCATGTTGTTCCGGCGGCGGATCTGCTGCGAACGGATCTCCTTCATTATTACCTCCGCTTGCTATCTGCGGCCGCCTGGAGCGTTTCCACCAGGGCCTTGAGGATTGGACGCTGCCGCCGCCATCCTTTCGGCAACTGTTCCAAGCCGGCTGCCTGTTCTGGATGCTCAATGCCCAGGCCCTGGCAGAGCCGATCCACTTCAGCGAGGAGGTACCGTTTCTCCTGCTCGACGTGCAGCGCTGCCAGGATTGCCGTGAGCTGATCTGGCTTCTTCAGCCAGGCGACCTTGGCCACGCCGAACATCTGCTTGGCGATCTTGTCGGCGTAACTCCAGGGCAGCCTCATCTCAGCCAACTGCGCCTCGATGACCTGGACCTCGGCGGGTAGCTGGCTGAAGTTATGCGGCTTGCCGGCTGCTCGCTTGCTGGGCTGTGGTTGCCAGCCCAGGCGCTTGAACTCCGTCAGCAACTGCTCGGCCTGGCGCAGGCTCAGATCCCGCGCCGACCCCTTGCCGAACATCGCCTGCAGCTTCTGCCGATAGACATCGTCCTGCAGGCCGAGCTGCTGACGAGCGATGTGGATCTTGCTGAGCAGTCCCCTAGCGAGTGCCATGGAACACCTCCATGCCATGCCGACGCCCCAGCCGGCGCAGCTCAGCATCGCTGACGCCCAATTCGCGAGCGAGCCTGGCCGTCTGCGCAGCCAGCAGCGCCTGGGCTTTGATCATCCGGCTCAACCAGACCTTCGGGTTCACGCCAGGAGCCGGCTGTAAAGCCGGCAAGGGCGCTGGGGAGCGTTGGGGCTCGGTCTTGGATTGCGTACATGGCGCGGCAGGCTTCGCTTTGAGCGACGAATTCTCGGCCAGGGCTCCGTTGTATACCGGCGTCTTCATGGGATTGATGACGAAAGTGTCCGGCAGCTCGCGCATCTTGTACCCGACTTTCTCGATCTGCCCGCCGCCGGCCAAGAACTGCTGAACCAGTTCGTCCAGCTCCTGGGCCTCCTGCCGCTTTACGTCAGCATCACGCCGAGGTGGATCGCCGGCCGTTGAGTGGTAGCGCTCCATCACCTGGCCTCCTTGTTGAGCTGTCGAATGCGGCTGTGCAGTTTCTTCTCGACGGTCTTCTGCAGACCGGGTACCGAGAGCGCAGCACGGCATTGCTCTAGATTGAAGCTGTCCAGAGCGCGCAGGCGATCATCAGCACTCACTGCACCGTAGTCCTTGTCAGGACGGATGAACGGATTGGCTTGCGACATCTCACACCCCCTGAGTAAGCCGAGCCACGGCCTGGTGCCCGATCCCCTGGTGCAGCCGCGCGCGCTTGCCCGCTGCATACCCCGCTTCACTGGCCACTTCGTCACGTGCCTTGAGCTTGCGGCGCTTCATCTCGAACTTGCCGACGTCAGCGTGGTGCTTCGCCATGTACGCCTGAATCGCGTCTGCGATGTTGTCGTCGACGCCCGCGAACTGGTCGACCTTGGCGTACACGGCCTCGATCCATCCATGCGCGAAAGCATCTCCACGGGCTACCTTGGTGGACCGCTTGCAGCGTTTCTGCGTGCTCAGGAAGTCCTTGCGCGCCTTCTGCAGCTGTCGCTCCAGCACCTGGTAGGCATAGCCGGTCAGCTCCGGCGCCGCCGCGCAGCCGACGAACAAGAACGAAGCGCTTTCGAAATAGGAGGTGCAGATGATCAGGTGCGTGCCGAAGGCATGGCAGCACACTTGAGCGAGGCGCACCCGCCAGGCCGGCGGTTTTCCATCTGAGCCGGCGGGAACCCTGGCCTCGCCAGCCATGCTGGCCAGCACGTCGCCCATCTCCAGGTTGTAGGCTTCCATCAGTTTGTGGGCATGACGCAGCGCGATCTCGGCCTCGTTCGGGTTGGAGCCCCGTCCCTTCGCCATTTCCAGGCACTTCTTGATCTTGTCGAGGATACGGTCCTGGTCCATGTCACACCCCCGCGATATCAAGAGGAATCGTTCGGTACTTCCCGGTCTCTCCGATCCGTTCCTGGATACGCACATAGGCCGTGGTGCTCACGACCTGAACCGCCTCGCCAATGGCCTGCATCGCACGTTGCCAGCGCTTGTCGTCGATCTGCAGGCGGCGAAGTGCGAGCACGCTGCCAGTGCGGATGTTCCCCGCTTGGTCCACGCGGAAGGCGTCGTTGATCAACGTGATGATCTCGGCGCGAGCGCCCTCCGTCCATTCCTGGAGGCACTCATCGATCAGGGCTTTTGCCGCCAGCAGGCGTTCGTCGAAGGCGATGTTGTCATCCATGGCCCGAATGACCCTGTACCGGCCATCGAAGCTGACCAGGGTTGCGTTGCCTTTCTTGCCGCCGACCCTCGCCTGATACTGCTCGGCCGACAGGGTGATGAAGGCTTCGATATCGCCGAATGTCGCCAGTTTGAAGTCCAGCAACGCCTTGTTCAGGGCCTTCCCCTTGGCGACGATCTCCTGCACAAGGCGGTCCCGCTCCAGGTCGATGGGCTTGATCATTTCTTCAGGTACCAGGCGCCCCTTGGCGTCCATGCGGTACCCGGCGGGAACATGCACTGGTTGTTCAGCCATGGGAGGGTTCCTCTTCGGGATTCGGTACAACGCTCATCTCAGCCAGGGAGACGAACGCATTCAGGGTGTGTCCGCAGTTGCTGCAGGTGATCACCAGCTCGATCAGGCTCGGGTCATGAGCTGCAGAGCCTGCGGTGATTTCGGGGTACGGCGTGCTGCACGCGGGGCAGTCGATTTCCAGAACATCAGCCATGCAAGCGTTCCTCCGCTTGACGTTGATCCCGTTTCGCCTTGAGTTGGCGTTCACGGTGGTTGATCACTCCTCGACGGTCAGCCCGCTTCCAGGGATGACTCTCTGGCTTACGCTTCAAGCCAGAAAGATGGTCAGAGCGAGGCGTCGTAAGCGCCTGCTCGATGGACATGCCCTTGGCCAAGCGCTTCTGCACAGTGCTTTTGGCGACACAACCGAAGCGCTTCACCAGGTTGCTCAAGCTGTCGGTGACGCCAAAGACGGTGTACTCATGCCGTCTCGCCTGGTTGACAGCCCGCAAGGCCGCCACCGACCGTTGGCGTCCTTCGCTATCCCGGAACCGGTATCCCTTCAGGTTCTTGGCATGCCTGCGGCGGTCAAAGGACTTGTAGGGATAGCCCCACTCGATATCTGGCATGCGTTCGAGCAGGTCCATGAACTTGACCCAGTGCATCCCGAGTGCCGCTGCGGCGGCCGAGCGGCTAAATCCACGGGCCGCCATGCCGCGGATGTACGCTTCAACGCTCATCGTCAGCGCTCCTCTTCGAGGGCGCTGGCGCGGCAGCGAGCATGCCGTGATAGACACATGCCAGGAAGTCGCGAACCGCACCTCGATCCGGGAAGTAGTACTCGGTATCCTCAACGAGATACCCGTCCATTCCGTCCTCGCAGTCGCGGCGTGCGTCCAGCATTTCCGGGGTCGGCTCAATCGGCACCAGCTTCCACCCCGCCGGCACACTGTGCTGAGCCCGGCAGGTATCCTCGGACGCTTTCACGCACGACTTGATCGATGTCAGCAGGTAGGACCATGCGAAACCGCGCTCTTGGTTCGGACACAATCCCAGCGCACGCGCCACGTCGTCGCGGCATTGCTTATCCAGAACGTGCTGAGGCAGCCCATCGATCAGCGCGATGATGTGATCGGGCATGGTCAGAGCCTCGTAGCGGACCATCAGGTCCGAGGCCTCTTGGCCGTTCAGCAGTGGGTTCTTGAGCGCGACAGCAATGCGGCGAAGTTCCGAGTGATCGCCGGGTTGAACCTCGATGGCTGGAGCGGTGCTGCCATCACTGATCAATTCCTGCAGGTGATCCAGGACCACCGCGACGTGCCCCATGGTCTCCTGCCAGAACATCGCCGGATGTGGGCTCTTTACGACCTTGCGCAGCGCCGCCATGGAAGCGGAAAGTTTGCTGTCCATCAGTGCACCTTCCTTGCCGACTTCTGGGCGGCACGCTGCTCCTGGAGGTAGGCCGCCATGCTCTGCAGCTCCGCATGCAGCTTGGAGAAGTCCCCGGCGATGAAGAGGTCGATGAGCTTGACCAGCATCCTGTCCAGCTTGTGGATGCCAGTCTTCAGCTCAACCAGTTGCTGGTCCTTCGCGAAGCCATCCTGCAGAACATCCTTCAGGGCCAGACGGCAGTCCTCTTCGCTCATGGAATCAACGTCCATCAGCGGGGTGTAGGCATGGGTGATGACAGTCATTGGTCTTGCTCCTTCACCGGGGTCGTCCAGGCCACGTCAACACCGAGCAGGCTGACGACATGGACGGTGACCATCCCGTGAGTGGTCTGGCGAATACCGCGGATGGCGTTGCGGAAGCGGCGGTGCAGCCGCAGCGAATCCTCTTCGCGGATGAACAGGCGGCGATCGAGCACCGACGTCTGCTCAATCGGAATGCCGGCCTGGCGCAAGGCGCGGGTGGCGCTGTTGACGGCCTCCAGGCAGCGGGCCAGCTCTGGCGTCAGTACTGTGCAGAGCGGCAGATGGGTAGCTTTCGGCTGCTCTTCAGGGAGGCGGCCAGTGATCGGTACGACGTTCATGTCAGGCCTCCCGAACCACGTCAGCAGTGACGCGCGGCTCGCCGACGAGCGCGGCATAGTTCATAGCGGCCTTCACCAGGTTGCCGATGGCCAGCGGATAGAGCAGGCTGGGCTTGTTTTCCTTGACGCCCCCCAGCCTCTCGATGACGGCCTGCAGGCCGGATGCATCGATCACATCGCTCAGTGCCTTGCCAACCCGCTCGAAACGAAACGCCAGGTGCTGTTCCAGCCCGCCGACCGTGAGCGGCGGCAACTCGACGATCTCGATGCGCTGGGCCACCTCTCGGACTTCGCCGTTGCGCGGCGACAACTTGATGAGCAGTTCGGGCTGACCGATCAGGATGATCGACACCAGCTTGGTGTAGCCCAGTTCGAGTTCGCGGTAGCGCTTGAGGTGCTTGATCGTCGGGGTCGATAGGCTGTGTGCCTCCTCGATGATCAGCAGGTGGCGCGAGCCTGCGGTGTGGCTGGCCTTCAGAGCCTTGTGCAGTTGCGCCCAGCGGGCCTGCGAGCTGTTCCGCGGCGTTTGGTCTGGCGCGATCTCCGCCAGGATGGCCTCGGCGATATGCTCGCTCTTGAGGGGCTTGCCCTTGGTGTCGTTGTCTTCCATCCCCAGCACGTATGGCTGAATGACCGTCACCGGGCTGCCTTCCAGTCGATGCTCCAGATCTCGGCGCAAGGTGGACTTGCCCGCCCCTGACTCGCCGATCACTGCCAGGAAACCATCGTGCATAGCGACCTGGTGCATCGCCTCGCGTACATAGCGGATATCAGCGTTGATGAAGATGTCGTCGGCGCTGTGCAGTTCGTCGAAGGGGTCGCGACGGATGTCGAAAGCCTTCTTCGTGGCTGGCAGCAATACCTGTTTGCGCATTAGCATGGGTTCGCACTCCTCGTTTTCTTGAGCGTCTTCGGGGGTTGCAGGGGCCCCGACGTTGCTGCGTCGGGGCCCCACTTCGTCGAAGGCCTGGCGCACGGTGTCGAACTGCGCGCCCTGAGCCATCAGGTATTCGGTGATCCGCCAGGCCAGTTGCTGCTGGTCCAGCGATTTCGGCCACTGGCTGTGGTTGATCAGTTGAGCGATCGCCGCCGGACTGAGATCGACCGCACGGGCCAGATCGGTCTGCGGCTTGCCGAGGCTGGCCAGGACTTCCTTGAGCTTCAGCATTACGAGTTACCTCCCACAACGCGCAGCGCGGGCCGGCTGGACGCCGCCTGCAACTGCTCAACGATGCTGTCGAGCTGGTCCTCCAGTACTCCGTCGGGGTAGTTGGACTTGAGCCAGAGCATCGACTCGGGACTCCAGACGCCATCCAGCCGCGCTCGGAGGATCTTGGCGGCTGCCGGGTGGCTCAGTGGCTTGCTCTCGACGGTGGGCAACGTCACGTCGAGCTGCAGCTCGCTGCCCTTGCGTGGCATGAAGGTCGGCAACTGAGCGTCTTCGATGTGCTGGTAGGGCTTGAGCCTCCCGCCGAACGGAATGGCCTTGGCCTTGCGTGCGGCCTGCTCTTCGGCATCGGTATCGACGCCCATGGCTAGGCGGGCCGCTTCCTTGCGAGCCTTCTGTGCAGGCGTCTCCGCATGCGGCCGGAACTCCTCGCCGATCATGGGGGCGCGCACGTCGAAGCCGAAGTTGTCCTTCTCGATCCTCGGAATGACGTGGAAGACTTCATGGCCGTCCTGGTCGAAAGTGATCGCCTGGGCGGCATCGCTTTGCCAGGGGTTGCGGGTGATCATCAGCTTCTCGCCGTTCATCACGCCAGGTACGACCGAGACGTCGTATTCGGTTCCCTGGAAGCTGACGCGCAGCTTGCTAGTGACCTTGCGGCTCTCCGGCTCGGCGATTGCCAACTGGCGGCATACTTCGACGCTGGGCGCTTTCACCAACTGGTGCTCACGGATGCGCATCCAGGCCTCCGAGCGGGTCATCCCATGGCGGGAGTGCTTCTTCGCGGCGTTGAACCACGCGCGCCAGGTCTTGGCGGCAGCGTTCAGTTCGTCCAGATCGGCGACAGGCTGGAAGCGCAGTCCCGCCTCGAACTTGCGCTCGATGAGGTTCCGGGCGTTCTCCACCTGGCCAGTCACCCGCGCGGCACCGGGCTTGTG